AGTGCCGACTGGGTCATTACCACGCCCAAATCTTTTAATGTTTCCGTTTCACCCGTAAACACTGATTTCAGTTTGATATAAGCCAGGTCCTGACTGATATTATAAAATGATGCCACATCACCAGTTAGCTGTGTTAGAGCCGTTGACATGTCGTAAGCCTGTGCTTCTGAGAATCCGAACGACTTAGACATTGCTCCGAACGTACCAACATACCTTTTTGCCATTGTCTCTGACAGTCCGGCTGAAACCATTGCATTCTTTGCAAATTCATTGACCTTATCCGACATGGTGGTAAATGTAACATCGACCACGTTCTGAACTTCTGCGAGGTCGGAACCAAGGGCAACGCACTCTTTTCCAAACTGTACTAACTTACCAACTGCAAAAGCCCCACCAATCAGTAGACCGATTTTTTTTACAGCACTACCAAGGCTGTTAAATGACTGTTTAATCCTTGATACTCCATTATCAATTCCAGATGTATCAAGCTTGGTATCAATAATAATTGAGCCATCAGCAGCCATGTGTCCACCTCCTAACTATTTGAGGTTCAACATCTCATTCAGCTTATCTTTATAAGCTTGCTCCTCATCGCTGAGACGTGTTTTTATATCAATAATGTTCTTATTTTCTTGATAGAATTTCTTTTCCCATTTATCCAGGCGCTCACCCTTTGCTTTTTTTGAACGAATTCCAACTACGGTATTAAAAAGGCATTCGCCAGATTCCATAAAGTATCCAAAAAATGTCCACCAGTGCATATAAGGTATGGCTCTGATTTCTTTACCGGCAACCTTGTTTACCGCCGGAACAATCATGTCTCCATCCTGTTCCCAATCCATCAAACGGGGCTTTGGGCGGTTCGGATTATCGTCCAACTGTCCGCAGTCGATGAACTCTGATGCTTTCTGACAAGCTTCATCCAGACACTCAGCCGGTATGCTTTGCCAGTCCTCAAACAGAATCTGCAACATAACAACTGCTTTCGCCTGCTCGTCCAGTTCTGGGTCGTTCATGGCTATGAGAATATCAATGATTGCTCGAAAATCCGTTCTGATAGAAAAATCCACCCCACTTATGTTCAGTGAGGTGGGTAGCTCATAGGCGGTCATTTTGTATATTTCTCCACGTACTTATTGACTGCCGTCTGCATTTTCTTTTTTCTCTTTTCGATTTCCGGTGCGATTGCTTCTGCGATCTTGTCAAGTACGATGTAGGCGAATACCTGACCATTGCCGAATACAGTGGTTGCCGTGATCGGCTCTTTGAACAGGTCTTTTGATGCTTCATATCCGAGCAGATAGTTGATTTTGTCTTCGATCTGTTTGTTCAGTTCTGCCACTTCCTTACCAGATGTGACTTTTTGAATAGAATTTTTAAGCTGGTCAAAGTACTCTCCCAGTTCCTCTGCACGTGCTGCTACATTGATATCAGTCGGGTTAAGCTTGAAAGAAGAAAAAACTTCGTCTTCGTTGTTGGTAAACGTGAATGTAAAAATTCCATCATCAATTTTGGTATTAATTACTTTTGCCATTTAGCATATCCTCCTTGTGTATGTGCTTATTCACTGTCAGCTGTGAATGTACCGGAACTGATATCAAATTTTCCTTTCACACGTTCGCCAACATAGTTGACAGTAAATGGAATCTGATAGCCAGATGTGTCTCCACCGTAGGATGTCGGCACAACGTAGCAATCCTGCTGATATGCTTCATACTTGCCTGCTGTGGCTTCCGTCCAGAGATGGACTTCAACTGCTTTTGTCTTGAGGTTATCATCTTTGAGGCGTCCGTCTACAATCTTCTGTAATGCTCCGAACAAGTCAGATGTGGTATCCGCATAGAACGGATCAGCATCAGAAGATACCTCATAGCCATTATGCTTAAATGTGGATTCTCCAAGAATGTTTTTAGATGTTTCGGTATCCGGGTTGAGTTCGATGTTGTACTCTTCCAGATCTTTTCCAAGACGTTCATACTTCGGTGTCAGTCCTCCGCAGAGGGAGCCTGCGTCGATATAATGAGCCATATATTTACGGTCAATTTTTCCTGTAACTGGCATAGAAATGTCCTTTCTGCCTATAACTTTAAAAGGCTGTGTAGGTTAGCGACTATCTCCAATTGATAGCCGGTTGTTACTTGTTATATTGCTTCGTAAGTATTTTCGTAGCGCACCGACAATGGTAACAACCAGTCCTGTACGCCGCTCTCCTGCGGTTCTAAACCATAGGAGTTGTCACGTGTGATACGTTTTATCACTCGCCCCTGTGAAAGCTCTGGAAACACATTTAAACGCGTCTCAGAGCCATTTATAATAACTGGTTCCCGGCATATCCATTTACCGAGATTGTCAAGGAACTTCTGAACAGATAGTTTCTGCCTTTCTTTGTCAGATGCTGTACGATATACCACGTAAAATGGATACTGGCATACCTGATGCATCGTTCCGCAAACGTCTTCTTTCTCTGAATAGATCAACGCCCCGTTGTCTGCCGAGAACGCAATTCCTGATTCCTTGCTAAGCTCCTCAAATTTGATTGTTTCATTTTCATACAGTCCCGGATACTGGTTTAGAAGTGCTTTCATGGCATCTGTCAGAATCTCATATCCAGTTGCATCTTTTCCGATAGGTTTATCCGCCATGTCTGCCACCTCCTGCCTGTGCTTTTACTTTACGAATCCATGTGTCGCCGTATTGTCGTTTAGCGGCATCGAACCACTTTGCTTGTGCCTGTGGGTGAATTTGTTTGGTGTATTCAAGATTTTCCTTTGCGGCTGTCTGACCAGAAAACTGACTAACAAGAACTTTCTTTGCTCCACGTCTTGCGTAGGGACTTCCAGTTGCTTCATCAACCATTCCTTTCCCCTCGTACAGAAAACGCCCATAAGGAGCCGCCGCCGCGCATACTTTCCCAGTTCCTTGCAAAGATGTACTCTCAACTCTTGTCCGATTGATAAAATTTCCGGTAATCATTGGCATAAATGGAACCATGCTGTCCATGACCATCCCATCAAGGAGATACTGAGCTTCTTGATACTGCCTGGAGAACCTGTCCATATTCAGCTTTATTTTCATATCTCCATCAACTATGGAGAATCCTTTAAAATGATGAATCTTACTCATATTACTTACCCAGAATCTCAAAATGTGGAATTAGCGTATACGGACCGCCAACACTGGTAATCTTAAACACGTTATCCTTGTTCTCATTCATGTACTGGTAGAATCCATTTCGATAATCACCATCAGTTACCGTTCCGCCAGTCCACTCACCCTCCCAGAAGAACGATTCATCTGAGAATGTGATAGTATCTTCCAGAGCGTTGTTAATCTGCTGTTTCCACTCTTTAACTGGCACCCATGGGAGAATCTTACCATTCTTGTCAGTAATGGTTATATCGCCATTCTGAACAGTATAACGAATGTGTAACTGTGCGTTGTCAGTTGCGTCTGGTCCGTACTTTTTAAGAATTGCCCCCTTGTCCGTAATGAGGTCAACGCCGGATAAAACATGAGGATACCAGTACGCATCTCCTGTCGTGGCTGATTCGTAATAGTCAAAAATCGTCACCGTTTTTTCGTACATGATACCCTCTCCTTAATTATTCTTTCTGCACTGTCTGCTTAATAACCTGATTCACTCCGGTTGCCGACAATCCGTTAAACATACCGACTGCAACTGCTGTGATATAATCCGTTGCCGGGAAATCCGGGATAACTCCCATTCCGACTGCTCCGAGAATCCCACCAATAACCGCCATGATCACCGGAATCCATTCATCAGAGATTCTTTTTGATGCCTTACAGCCCATTCCTACGATGTAGCAAATCATAACGATTGCGATACATGAGCCAAGTGTTGAAATGTCCATAATCATACCTCCAAATCAACTTTTTCCATAACTGCCCTTGCTTCCAGAACAGCAATATAATCCGTCATTGCTCTTACCTGCATATTGTAAGTGCTTCTCGGACAAGTAGGAGTAAATGGGAGTTCCCCTTTGTCCCACTTTTCAAGCATATTCGCAAGTTTCTTATATCGAACAACCACCTGCATATACTCTGCCTTAAAGCGTTCCTTGTAATCTGCACTGTTCATCATTTCAACTGTCTGTTTTAATTCCATTATTCAGATACCTCCTTAAATTCTTCTTCAAACTCATCCTTTACCATTGTATCGAAATACCCTTCTTCATCACGCAAGACGTAGTCTCCGGGCTCTACGAGTACCGAATCAGCCATTTCGCCATCTCTAAATGGAGCAGGATATGCGGAAATCTCAATGTTAGGTGGGTTAAATTTGTTATTAATTTTTACCGAATTGCCAACAAATTTTTCAATTTGAGCTATACCTTTAGGAGTGGCAAAACACTGAATAGCTTCAATTATAGTCGGTTTTATTCGTACATATTTCATACTCACACTCCCGCATACAATATCGGTATGCCATCATCCGTCCTTACTCCCATCAGAAGCGGCAAAGCCGTCTTTAAGAGTAAGTCGTTCGTTTTCTGCGCATCTCCGGCGGCGGCATATACCGCGCTCCATTCTTTTGCACTCGCCCCAATCTGTTGAGGTGTTGCGTAAGAGATGGATTCACTGCCAGAAGATACAGATGTTACAATGCCTGTTGAGATGTTCCCGACATTTATGTCGGTTACATTTGCCGATGCCTGATTGATAGCATTCTTTTCAGCAAGCTCAATCTGATACATTAATTCAGCCAATGAACAGACCGCCTTTTTGATGCGCTTCTGTGAGCGTTCATTTTCTGGCAGTCCATCCACCAGTCTGTCAAACGTCATTGCGTCTATAAAATCACTAGCTTTTTCTGCCAGTCGTGGGAAGTCGGTTTCTGGCACGACATTGCCGAATGATTCTGTATAGAATTTATAATCTGCATAAGCCATGCCAGTTACCTCCTGTGTTTATGATTTTGCTGTTACGCTCGCACTTCCGGCATTCAGTGCCTTGTATGTTCCATCGCACTCAACTACTGTGATCTTCTGTCCGGTTGCCGCCTTGATGTCAGCTTTTCCGTCCCAAGAAGTCCAGTTCCTGAGGTTCTGTCCATATCCAACAGTTACTGCGTCTGTTGCAACTTTGTATTTGTATACGTTGTTGGAGTTTTCCTTAGCCGGATTTACAGTGATTTTTGTATCACCAGTTACTGTTCCTGCCGCAGATGTTACTGTCAGAGTACCAAGTGTTGGTGTCTCATCAATGGTGATTACTGCGATTGCGTCAATGTACTCCGCAAAAAGAGTAAGTCCCATAACTGCGAACGCTTCGGACACTGCTGTGTGATAGTTGCCCTGAGTGTGGAATCCGATCAGGTTTGTCTCGCCAGATACGGTATACACCAGACCTGCTCTTGCAAAGTCAGATTCGTTCGGGTCAACATAGTAAAGTACGATGTTCTCGACAGGGGTAGCAATAACCTGTCCTCTCGGGATTTCGCTGTCGGATAACAGGAAGATAGTATTGAATCCCATGAAATCTTTCATGTACTGGAAGCCGAACTGGTTCTGAATAGTGATCTCAGCCGCTCCAAGATATTCATATACGTCCAGAATGTTCACAAATCCAACAACGCCAGTCACATTTCTGTGCATCTGTTTGAATTTGTTTTCTACACGGCCTTTAGCCATTGCCAGAGCCATCTGGAATGTTGTTTCTGTGGAAGTAAGCGTACCGGTTTTCAGATAATCATAGAATCTGCCGGTAACGTCAGTCTGAAGCTGGAAAAGGAATTCATCATCAGTCATCTGAACAGCGTTCTCATAACCGTGATCCTTGATTGCTTCGATAGATACAGCCTTTGCGTACTTTTCAATAGTCATTTCCGCATAGGTCTTTTCTTTTACAGTAAACTTGCTGTAAGGGATTTCCTCACCCTCACCAACATTTCCGCTCTGCAAAGTACCCTCTGCGTATTTGGACTTGAGTACAGCACCCGGCTGTTTTTTGATAGGTCTCATGATGCCCAGAATATCACGTAAGTGCTGCCAGTTTCTTTCGAATCTGGTTACAAAGTCAATCTCACGCGCTGTGACCTGAATATCATTACTCATAATAAGCTTAGCTTTTGCTGCCATATAAAAATCCTTTCTACCCATAATTATTAAGGTATTGGGTTAGCGGCTATACTCTGACGTATAGTCGGTGTAAAAAAATCACTGGAATAACTGGATATTCTGAGCAATTGCAGCCTGTCTTTCAGACGGGTCTTTGATTGCTTCGATATCTTTCTTAGTCATACTTCCCGGTGTCTGCTGCTGTCCAACGCGAGTGGTAAATCTTGCCTGATTCTGCTGAGCCTGCTGCTGAGATTCATCCACAAAAGCGGATGCGTCAGACTGTTTCATCTGTTCGATCAGGTCGTTCAGTCCAAGGATTTTACCGTCTTTCAGTTTGAGACCCGCTTCTTTAATGTCTGCCATAACAGACTTCTTAGCCGCTTCACTGGAAAACTTAACATCATCGAGTGCCGCCTTGAGTGCGTCTGAGAAATCACGGTCATAGATTTTTGCATTGAATTCTTTCTCTGCATCTGCCGCTTTCTGTTTCCAAGTCTCTAACTCGCTTTTGACATTTGCCGGGTCGATACCGTCAAACCCTTTTAAGGTTTCTTCTGCTGTCTCAGCACGTTCTTTCCAGTTATCGCGTTCGCCCTCGACTTTTGACAGAGTTTTCGCTACTTCTTTAGCATTCTTGTAATGTTCAGAGAGTGCTTTCTTCACATCTGCCTGTTTGTCCTCCGGGATTTCAATTCCAAATGATTTTAATGTGTCAATAAGTTTCTGCATAACATCCTCCTGGTCGTGTTTATTGACCTGCCGCCGCAGGTAAATGGATTAAGCCAGTTAGACCACTGGCAGGGTAACTGTGGCTATTGGATTCGAACCAATGAATGAGTGTTCCTCTCCCGGAGTCAAAGTCCGGTGCCTTACCGCTTGGCGAAGCCACATTGAAGTGCCTTTTTGGACTAAACATTAGTCTACAGGATAAGACATAACCTTTACAGCATCATGATGTTGTGATTCAGCCAAATCATAGACCGCCTGCAAGCAAACAGCATAATTTTAACCAAATCAAAGCGGAACTTCCAGAGTCGAACTGGAAAACTTGTATCTATAGATATTCGCTCTATAGCCGATAGGTTCCACATAACTCGGATTCCCGGGTTAGCAAGATATTTAACGTGTTATGCCTACCACGAGTTGTTTCGGATATTTATTTCTTTTTTTTAAGAAAAGTACGAGTAACAAAAACCTTAATCAAGGAGGTGAGCCATCTTGCGTGCCAGATGACAAATACGCACGGCAGGACTCGAACCTGCTTAACTTTCCGTTAAAGCGTGCGCACCAGCTACTAAATTAAAGAAAGGAGGATTAAAACGAAAATGTCAAAACAACCGTTTTACTTGTGCTTCCTGCTGCACAATTACATTATAACAGATTTATTTTAACTACCTCTCTACCACTTTTTGCGTTTTTAAAGCATATCGCGAAGTTTTTCTACGTATCTCTTGACAAGATCGCGTTCCTCCCGGCACTCTGCATCCTTGGACATATCGCTCATTTCTGTTGTGAGTTCGTCCAGATGTTCTTCCAGAGCGGCAAGCATCTTCCTCTTGCAGTCTTCAGACTTGCCGGAACGATAGCTCTGTTTCTGTGTCATATAGTCGTCATAAGCATCTCGCCCATCAGAGCGGCTGTAATGTCCTCTGACATAATGTTCACCGCGTCTGGCATAAGAACTGCCCCTGTCGTAATCCGGCATCATTCTGCCATCATTTGCGCTGTATCTCCCTATGCTGTCACGTTTTCTTCCGCGCTCGCTGTAATCGTCATTGTATCCGCTACGCATTTCATCAAGGACAGCGTTGTAATACTCCGCTTTCTTATCCCAGTACTGCGTGTTCTTGATATCTTTGTACATATCAATCAGTTTGTATGTCATTTCCAGATTTCCAGTGGTCAGCCCACTATCAGCGATTTTGGACAGTTCGTCTTCAATTCTTGCGCATAAATCTTTAATGTCTCTCATAATCACACCTCCTACGCTTCTCTGGTCACAACAATGTTTGCATTCGCAACAGAAATAGCCTGATCACTTGTGTTCTCTACTGCAATATTAACGCAACATCCACGAGGTACATCCACATAAATGCCCGTGGACACATTGTTGTACTGGTCTACTGCTGCCGGTGTGGAAATCATCTGGGAGGATAGTACTGGCTCGCCAGAGATTGCAATAGCCAGAGAAATAGCTCCGACAGTACCGCCTGTTGGAATTGCGATATTACCAGAAAAATCCACGAAAAATCTCGCTTTGCACTGGTTAGTCAGTCCTCTCAGGGTGATGATTCCGCTTCCCTCTCTGTGCTGAATGCAGTTAGAACCTTTAACTGCCACGTTTGAAAATACTACGTTTCCATTTGCTGCTACAGTCTGAGCAGCTACATTTGTAAATTCTGCCATAAAAATACTCCTTTCATATCACAAAAGGACAGGTTCTAGCCTGCCCCTATGTGTAATACGGCATAAGCCGACATCCGAATCGATCGAAAGATACTCTCGATATGAAGTTATCAGCAATTACATCCAGTGTTGCATCCGCATCCGTAATATGTGTTCGGGTTAGGAACCTGATATGCCGGAATCGGTGCCGGATTAATCGCATTAATAAGCTGCTGTGTCTGTGAAGCCATTGCAGTTGTGAGAAGTGCGCTCTGGCGGTCCTGAGAAGCAGCACGTCTAAGGTCATTGTTTTCAGCCTGCAGGTTAGAAATCTTTTCATTGCAAAGATAATCAAGAATGGCTCTTGTTCCAGCGTTCTGGCTGTCAATAATGTCTCTTGTGTTGCTGTTCATGGTGTTCTGGATTGCACAAGTGTTGGTGGCCATATTGTAATTTACGCCCTGGATAGCTTCCCTGGTTTCACAACAGCAGTTCGCAAGCTGTGCCTGGAGCGCATTTGTGTTCTGCATATTGGCTACAGTATCGGCATTGATTGCCTGCTGGATTCCAAAACCAGTCTGCATGATATTGGTGTTGATTCCGTTAAATCCGGTAAGCATACCGTTATTCACTGCATAGAATCCGTCACAGAGACCGTTATTGATTCCGTCAAGCTTGCTGATCACTGCAGAATTGTCGAATCCTCTCTGAATATCTGCCTGAGTAGCTGCTGTGGCTGCATATCCGCCGCCGTTTCCATTATTGCCCCAGCCATTATTTCCCCATCCGAAGAAAGCAAAGATGAATAAAACAATAATCCACCAGCTACCATCTCCACCAAACATGCCATCATTATTTCTACTATTTCCAGTAGCAGCGGCAATATCTGCTAAGCTATAATTTCCATCCATAATATAATCTCCTTTTTGTGTATTTACATCAATCTGGCCAGATTGTAATGTACTATTTCATTCCTTTCAGCAGGCTTTGGAACTGTCCTGCCATCTGCTGAACCTGATTAAGCTGTTGTTGGGAAATCTTCCCAGACTGTAACATCTTCTCAACTTCTGCTTTCGGGTCTCCCTTAAAATTCTGCTTAAACTGCATAAACTGCTGTATCATCTGCATTGGTCCGTTTCCCTGTGGCATTCCACCACCGAGGGCATTGAATAATGGATTACTCATCTGCATTTCCTCCCTTGACCGCTGATTCCTGTACGGTATTAGCCCTAACAGGTTCAGAAAAAGAATTTAATCGGTTTATGATAGCTTCGTATTTGCCTTTCAAATCATCGTATTCCTGTCGAGTAACATATTTACTGTCCATGTTCTGAGCAGGCTGTTTAGGCGGCATCTGAGTGCCTACCTCGTGATATTCAAACGTCCGTAACGGCTGTGGCATACCGGAAACGTCTGTGGATTTTATGTAGAACTTTTCACTTTCACTGTCCATTAGTAAAACACTTGTCCCGGGTGCTACCAGATAGGATTTTGCACCCACTTCACCAGATACCCACAGGATACCATTATTGTTCTGTTGTGGTTGCTGTACTGGTTGAGCTGGCATCTGGACAGGCTGTTGCTGAAATTGATTCATCTGTCCCGGAACACCAAAACTATATTGATAAGGATTATTATATAATGCCATCTCGTACACCTCCTATGACTTATTCTATGACTTATTCTATGACTTTCTATAGCTATATTTTTACATAAAAAAAGAGCCTTAGACAGTTCGTCTAAGACCCATATAAGTATCTGAAAAGTATCAGCATACTTTAATTATTTTATTATTTACCCGGCGGCTCAATCGTTTCGCCGTAGATATGCTCACATTCATCTGTTCAGCACAGTATTCAAGCGTATATTCTTTACATCTCAGCCGGAACAGTCTTTCTTCGTCCGGCGTAAAATTACACTCTAACAAGAACCTGTCTATATCTTTCTTAGTGAATACATATAACTTCATGAGCATACCCCTTATTAATGCAATTAACGTTGATTCTGTGCAAGATAATTTGTAAGCTTCTGTTTTGTTTTTTTTAATTCCTCCACATTATTCCCACTGATCTGACTGTCCAGCATGGTTGATAACACTTCCAGAATTAATGAATCTCGTTCTGCAATCCTCTGAAGACTCTCGTAATCTCGCTTGTCATGCTCTTCCAGTGTCTCTACTCGCTTATTAAGTCGGAATGCCGGTGTAATCCACTTAAAGATTACAGCTGCCGCCCCTCCTATGATAGAAATGCCACCACAAATTGATAGAATTGTTTGTATTGCTTCAATAATATGCATATTGATATACCTCTTTAATATTTCATTGATTTGTGATATAATATTTGTGTACGGATAGGGTAGCTCCCGAAAGTCTCATGTCCTAGAGATTTCCGTACATTTATCAATAGGACACGCACACTGAAAGGACAGGTGTTATTTTTATGCAAGAAATTTGGAAAGATGTTGTCGGTTATGAAGGATTATACAAAATAAGCAATCTTGGCAATATTATTAGTGCAAGGAGAAATTACAATAAAGGATGCAAGTATTTGACTCCTTTTGAAAACGATGGTTACGATAGAGTAACACTTGTTGTTAATTACAAACGTAAGAACTATCTCGTTCACCGCTTTGTTGCAGAGACATTTATTCCGAACGTGGAACAAAAAGAAGTAGTGAATCATATTGACGGGAACAAGAAAAACAATACTGTTGATAATCTTGAATGGGTCACGAAACAAGAAAACACTTTTCATGCAATAAATACAGGATTGCGCTCCGCTTCTGTCCCTCCTCATGGAAATTATAAGAGAGGAAACAGTCCAAGAGCAAAAGTTGTTTATCAATATGACTTAAACAATCATTTTATCGCTGAGTGGAGTTGCGCAGAAGATGCCGCAGACCACGTAAACGGTCGAAAAGATAGCATCAGTCGTTGCTGTCGTGGTGAACGTCGAACTCACAAAGGTTTTGTGTGGAAATACAATAAAACATAATAGTGGATATTTATCCATTTTTTTCCCAATAATAAATCGGTATTTCTTTTCCGCTATTCCATGTATCGAAATATTTGCCTTCTTGCACTGTCACCACATGACCATCTATACAGAGAATGTATGTGCCTGTTGGATGATCTGCGCAAAAGTCATTGACTGTATAAATATATCGCTCCGACTGTTCAATCAGTTTTCGCCTGTATCCATGCTTATAGAGGTACGCTCCCCAGACATAATTTGCGCTCGGCATATCTGACAGAGTACATGCCTGTATCATTAATCCGGCGAATACTGTTTCCCAGTCGAAGCCAGTTGCTTTACATATTGCCCGGACAACGCAATCTCCTGTTCTCTTATCCTTAACAGGATTTGGATTGAAATATTCCCATCTATCCATCAGTCAATCCCCTTTGCTGTTTTATATCTCTTTGCCGCTCCTCTGGCTTTTGCGGCGTTCTGACGGTTCCACTTCGCAATCATAAGGCGGTCTTGCAGTTCCCTCAGGCCATTCTGTTTGCAGTAATCTTTGTATGCAGCATTTTGTTTCTGTAAGAGATAAGACTTCCGGTCAAGGTCTTGTTGGAGTGCAAATCTTGCCTGTTCGTCCTTGCAGTTATTAACCGCCGCTTGCATTCCGAGAACTTCTCTCTTCGTTTTGCGGATTCTCCGTTCATAAGTACGTTGCCGCTGTTCTTTTTCGTACTGTTTACCTTTGTCGGCTTTGTCCTGCGCTGATAATTCCGCATAGGGATTCGGCATTCCTTCCACCCAAACCGAAAAATGATGCCTGCAATTTACTCCACATATTCCATCGGCTTCGCCATAATGACAATTTTCAATAAAATCAGGATAAGTATGTTTTTTATTCATAAATAGCCACCCCATAATTACTCAATATTTGTATATCCCCAATATTTTAATTCCATTTGTTTCCTTGCCATCACTGCTTCTTCTTTGGTTTTAAAAACTCGATCTTCTACGCGTTTTCCGCCTACAGAAATATAAGCTCTCCATTTTGAATGATTATTGTCAAATAAAACTCCCTTTATACCACTTTTATTGTTCTTGTTTAATGTTGTGGGATTTTTTATGTTTTCTACAATTTCGTCAAAAGTCCATCCATGATTAAGCCTTTTTCTTATATATTCACGATGAACGCCAAAGAAATGTTCCCATTCACCTACGGTTTTTGTATCTCCTTGGTATTTAATTTTCCAACTGCTTTGTTTGTTGTTGTTTTGCCATTCTAATGGCACCCACCGACAATTATCAGGAGAATACCCTTTATTAACATCTATCCTGTCTATTGTAAGTTCTTTTTCGTACCCGCTTGTGTAAGCCCATAATAAAAAAGGTTTGAATTCTTTCCATTCATCACATACTGTTATTCCTCTATCAAAATACGCCACTTTGTTATGAGGCTGTGCCTTTTCAGATGTTCTTATTTTCATGCCTGCCCATATTTTGTATAATCGAGTTTCTGCCATTCCGTGAGAATATCTGTAGGATTTCCCTGAAAGTGGTTTTTCTTTTTTACCATTTTTAATACAAAATTCTTCAAAAGTCATTGTGCTTTCTCCTTTCAACTGCATTTATCTACATTCAATTATATCATTATTTTATTTTAATTGCAAGTAGTTGAAAGTTATGATAAACTTTAGTATGAAAGGAGTTGAATAAAATGTCAAATAACAGAGGTTTAAAAAACCGTGTAGCAATATCAAATGCTATTGATCGTGAAATTTATGAAAAATTAAAATCGTATTCTGATGATACTGGAATACCTATCAGCAAAATACTCGATAAAGCAATTTCATTGTATCTCGATTCTGTTAAAGATAAGGCTTGATTTCTTTTAATTTTTCCCAGTCTATAGAGAATACCTGCCCTTGCCACACTTCATGGCTTGGGCGGCTTCCTATATGCGCCGATGTCAGCACTAAGCCATATCCCATTTCTTTCATTCTTGCCAACTGAATATCAGCGCACGCCTGTGCCACGCCAGTTCTGACAGAGCGTGCAACCGCTGTTTCAATTGTATCTTTTCTGCCGGATGGATATGTTACCGTAACGCCATTGCTTACAACATTGTTAACTGCTTCTCTAATCGCTTGCGTATATCCAACTGCCCCAGTCATCACATGATTGTATGCAAGGTCACACTGGTTGATATACAACGCCTGAGCAGCACTTGCAGTTGTTCTCGTGAAGTTCTTCCACTCGCCCATGGTTGCAAGCATATTTCGCTCCATGAGTCTTATCATAGCTGGCGACTGTTCGAGCGGTACAGGGCTTAATCCTGCCGCCTTGTATATCTTATCATCATAATCGAGGGCAGTGATTCCGGCA